TTACTGTTCCTCCTACCTTAGAGACGCTAACGGTGCCAATATTCCCATCATTGTCTATTGTTCCATACTCTGATACATTTACATTTGCACCATCAATAAGTATAGTCAATTCTGTTGCGTAGTATTTATTATCTCCAGCTGAAGTTTTTGCAATAGAGATTAAGTATTTAACCATTCTAAACGTTGTTGCGCTGAAGTTATCAATTACGGTTGCATTTTCAATTCCACTAATTGAGTTTTCATTATTGCCGAATGTTCCTAAGTCCGTTGACTGCGCTGCAACGGTATCAATTAAATCTTCATAATCTGCCTGCGTAGGGCGATCACCAGTTTGAAACTTGGTTTTTACATCTGCTATAGTAGTTCTGGCCATGCCTAAATTATAACATATTTTTGTTAGAGAATATAGTTAGAATATTCAATGATTTGAAGTCCAATTCCAGGTACGTTGTTTTGACTATACCCTGGAACTCTGACCTCTATAAATCTTATTCTAAATGGAAGAACCTCATTAATCTCTACAGTTCTTATAGACTCTAAAACGGTAGATCTAAAAAAATTCTTATTATCAATAGACCTTGTATTTATTCTATCTTTCTCAGTAATTATAGCTACTGGAAGCATTATGCAGTAACATCCTCAAGAATTATCATTTTACCTTGGGCTACCGTCCAAACTATTGAGTCTTGTGGAAGTGATAACTCAATATCAAAAATATCATTTGTTTCAAGAGTTTCTGTTTGCGCTGCTGTTAGAGAAACAGTAAATTCTCCTGGACCATCATCTGGATCTGCTTCTGGTGTTATATTAAATAATAAAGTTGCATCATCTGTTATTTTCCCTGGAGTTACTGGAGCATCTGGTCTTTTAATTTGCATTTGAATAGTCCAGTCTGCGATTGTTAAAGGATCTTTATTATCATCTGTTACATATACCCGAAATGAAGCGGTATCGCCACGAACAACTGTCCAGCTAACATACGGAGGCTTTGCTCCAACATCATATGTATCTGACCCTTGACCTCTATATGTTGCCATATTTCTCCTAAAAATAAAAAAGACAATAATCCACTTCATATTATAGCACTTTATGAGCTGTACTAATGAGTAGATTTGTGTTATACTAGGTGTATGACACCGTTAAGGTGTCATTCTGTTTATAGGAGGAAAAACTTGACAGACAAAAAAATGTTATCGGGGGTTCTTGCAACTGCGTTCTGTTTGTGTATGGTCTTAGGGCCACAGGCAAATGCTTTTTCTAAGAATAATTTATCCAGCGGGGTTAATGAATCAGCTTCAGCTGCCGCTCACAAGGCGGCTCTTTTGCTTATTAACTCTAGCAAAGATAAAGCACTTGAGAAATATAGAAATGCTACAAGTTTGACTGACAGTGAGTTGGTTGAATTACTTAAGGCAGTGGGATTCAAAGGACATGGCCTGAAAATGGCCTGGGCAGTCGCAAAGGCTGAGTCCAATGGTCGTCCATTTGCTTTTAATGGAAACACCAAAACTGGAGATTCTTCATATGGGATTTTTCAGATTAATATGCTTGGCACCCTTGGTCCAGACAGACGTGATAAGTTTGAACTTGACCTAAATGCCGAGCTATTTAGCCCAGTTACCAATGCTGAAATTGTCTATTACATGACAAAAGGCGGTATTGATTGGAGTTCATGGTCATCTTATAATAAAGGTGCTGTGAATAAATGGCTACACAAATTCCCTAGTAAATAAGCTAAAAATAATAGGCCAGGGTACTAAAAAATATCCTGGCTTATTTTATTTTATGATACTGCAATAAACATTGATTTTAATCTAGCAGAACAAGTATTATCTGTTCTTATTTGTGGTCTACAACCATTTGTCTGTATACCCCGTGATTCTAGAAAAAATGTTTGATCTACAGAAAAATCATAGTCATACATATATTTTAATGATCCTACATATGTAGTTGGATAATGGTCAGATATGTCGGCATGAGTCCTTAGCCATATTTCTGTATTTGTCATAAATGTTGATATCTCTATATTATAACGAATTGTTATAATTGAACCTATATTTAATGTTCTAAGATTTATTTTTTGAGTATTATAATTCCATAACCCAACACAACCTCTTGGTAGATAATCTTCAAAAGCATTTTCTGTGCTACCAGGTAGCGTCAAATTTACCCATCCATCATCGCCTTCGTCTGCGCCAGTACGTATTAATTTTTTATCTGATGATGAATATAGTCCCCATCCTATATTTTGCATAGATGGAGATAATATGCTTATTCCATCTTTACCGTCTTTTCCATCTCTACCGTCTTTTCCAGGATCGCCTTTAGGCCCCTGTAAGCCCTGCTGTCCCTCTGGACCACGTTCACCTTTAGGCCCTTGTATACCACGCTCTCCTTGAGGCCCTGGAACGGCTACATAGGCAATCTCAGGATTCTGTTGCTGTGAAGACAGATCAACATTATCTGAGTACTTTCTTTTTTTAGCGGCAGATGGAAAATCCATACTTTTAGCCATATAATACCGCCTAGTTCTTTACTTTAAAAACCTTGTCACCAATTTTAATAACTGGAGGCAAGTTATCTTTTTTTGCAGTTACTTTAACTACTGCCATTACAAACCTCCTGGTGTTATATCACCTAGGACACATATTGTTCCAATTACTGGAGTCCAAGTTGTGATTTCAGAACCTTCTGTTATTGTTACTTCTAAATCAAAAGGTAGCTCGGCAACTATTGTCTTATAATTTAATCCCCAGTTTGCTGTAATATCTGCGGGCACTTTAATTTCAACGTATCCGTCTTCTGCAACTACTGGCAGATCATCTAAAAAATCTCCTGAAACATCATATGCTGTCGCTAGAAATTCCCAGTTATCTGTATCAAAATATGTAGATTCGTCATCTTCAAAAAACTCTACTTTGAGAGTTGCACTATCTCCACGGACCACTGTCCATTGAACGTTTGCTGGGCTTGCGCCATGTTTTTCTACATAAGGGGCACACATAATAAAAGATTATACCATAAAATAAGGCTGACCCGCTAGGGGCAGTGGGGGGTGGGTAGAGAGCAACCTAGCGAGCCAGCAAGATGATTATAACATTTGTTTACATAAAAACGGACATTTAGTATCAAACCAGACAGCATTATAAATTGTTATAAAAGAGTTATAATTAAAAACGGTAAAAAGTCAAAAAGTCCAGAGAACATGTGTATAATTGAAATATATAAAGAAAAAGAATATTAAGTAAATAAGTTTTTAAAATATCTTTTATATATAGTTACTTTTTAGAATGATCTTCTAGGTGGCTAATCATCATATCAAACACTTTATCCATTTTATCTTCAAGCCGTGTTACTTGATCTTTCATTGAAGATCCACTATTTGGCTTTAATTCGGACATTATTTCTTCTACGTATTTTTTCACAATCCACCTTCCAACAAGTCCGACGGCACCAAGAATGGATAAAATTGTTAATATAAAACCTGCCCAGTCTTGAGTTGTCATAATAACAAATTATATCATTATTTGATACAAAAATGCGGCGGTATAAAGCGAAGCCGAAAATAGAATATCAAACCCCCCAAACAATCAAATGAATGCAAGCATTCCATATCTGTTATATTCTGGTTGTATATTCATATATAAGAAAAGGTTATATTCAAAATAGGAGGGTATAGGGTATAATGGGTATATGTCAGAAGATGTAAAGCCATGGGATTTATTAAATCCTAATAAGCCTAGAAGTCCAGAAGAATTGTCTAAATACCGTTTGGAAATTTGTAAGGCTTGTCCTGAATACCGTCCAAAAACCAATCAATGTAAGAAGTGTGGCTGTTTTATGAAATTAAAAACTACATTATTAGATGCTAAATGTCCTATAGGTAAATGGTAGTTATTGCAAATTTTGTTGTATAATAGTATTTCTATTTTAAGGAGAGAGCATGTTATTTCATAAGCATCTATTGATTAATGCCAAGGTTAGAAATCCTATGGCTTCAGAAGATGAGGCAATTGATTTTCTCAATACCCTCGTTGATCGCATAAACATGAAAATTATTAAAGGTCCATTTGCATCATATGTAGATAAACCAGGTAATAGAGGTCTAACTGCAATTGTGATGATTGAGACTAGTCATATTGCATTTCATATTTGGGATGAGGTAGATCCATCACTTGTGCAATTTGACCTATACACCTGTGGTGAATTAGATTTAAGTACAGTTCTTATAACTCTTGGACAATATTTTACTATCCTTAATATGGACTATATGTTGTTTGATAGAGAGAATGGATTTGAGTTAGAGGCTTCAGGTCAATACCCCGATCCTTGGGCTACACAGCTATCTTTTGAAGAATAATAAAATCTGAAAATTTTTTCATTTTGAGAAAATCTGAATATTTTGTTAAGATGTATGATACATGAATAAATAAAAAAAGATCAAAAAATATAGTGAGCACACCTATGCCCCCCTATTTATTTAGCTAGAGGGGCGTGTGATTTATTTTTTATCTCAGAGGCTTAGTGCCTTGTAGATAATCATCTATTCCTAAAATATCACAAGTAATTTTTACTCGCTGATTTTTTTTGAGTGAAGATTTATACAAGTCAATAAAATAATAAACATCTTCTTTAGTAGGCAATTCCATGTTGGAAGTATTGCCTGCCATGCTAGTTATTGTTAGTCTCATTTTCTACCTCGTCTTTCTGTGGGTAATGTGTTCTGTCATAGTTAGCAAGTGTCCCACCATTTTCTAGGTGGGCTTTCCTGCGTAATTGTTCATCTGAGTAGGTAGCCACTATGCCACACACTCGCAAGGCTCAACGCCGTAATCGTCGTTATCTCCGTAGAAAATAACTCCGTGCCCATAGCACTCATCACAATTTATTCTTTCTATTGCGTTTATCATTTATTTATCCTTTCTGAATTACTGCTGTAATTGTTAGTGTTGCGTCTTTATCTAGTTTCTGTATTTCCTTTAGAAACTCTAGTGCCTCATCTGAGGTAGAGAAACTAGGAACTGCGATAACTTTAGTTTTCTTACCATTCCAAATTGCTGTTTCAATTTTCATTTATTTATTTCCTTTCTTTCTTATAGTGTAGCAGGGGCTACTGACATGGACTCTACTGTATAGCCATGTGATACTAGAGTATCCATGAGGTTATTTATTTGATACTCACTTATCATGAGTCTATCTGAAACGGAGATGAGGTTGCCCTCTTTCTCTACTGTATAACTTAGTGAAAACATTTGGTTTTCCTTTCTTTTGATAATCTTATTCTATACTAGGGGTCTGACATTTTGGCTACTTATTCGCTAGGCTCACTGTGAGTTGTATCACATTTATTCGCTAGGCTCATTAGCCAAGTGTCG